TTAAATAATCATATATTTGAATTGCCAATGGCTCAGCTGCCAAAGTATTAGTATCTCTTTTATCACGTTTCCCAAATGAGCTTTTATTATTTATTTTGTTGACTATTCTACTAATCAAATTGTGCGCCTCATCAATAATAACGACAGAATCATTAAAAATATTGTTTTCAAAATCATTTGTTAGTTCTTTAAAACTATTTCTTCGCAGACCATTGTAATTAATAAACCGATATTTTTGACGAATCATCTCATCTAGTTGGTCATTAAGACTCTTTTTATCTGTTGTGGACAATTCACTGTAATTATTTGGCTTTGTTATATTTGTTAACCAAGCACCTCTCTTACGATTAATATAATCCATTGTTTTAAATCCTAGAACTGATGCCAACGCATTTCCGTATTCGGGATTATCTACAATTGATATCCATTCCCAATATTGATTCTTTCTATAAATTAGGTCGCCGCATTTTTTAATTTCTTCTAAATAATTGCGTTGAAGTGAAGCAGGTGTCATAATAATTACTTGCTTACCGCCACTCTTAATGCCTTCGGCAATAGCAATAGAACTACACGTTTTACCAGACCCTAAACCGTGATACAATAATAGGCCTCTATAAGGTGTATTCAAATTAATATAATCTCTTACAATTTTTTGATGTGTTAACAACCCTATTTCACCGGTATCCTTTCCAATATCTTCGCAGGATATATTTTTACTTTCATCTAACATATCAGCCCTATAATCAGAGAAAATGTCATTTATAAAGTTTACAAAAATTTCCCTATTATTCATATAATAACTAGATGCTGGTAAATTGTATTCAGGCGGAGGCGGCAACCGTTTTGGTAGTGATGTGTCACCAATTGTAATCATAGCTTCAGGACCTAGTGGTATTACATTTGTAGATACACGTTTTGTGTGTGCTCTAGGTTTTTTAGGTACTTCAAGCTCATTTTGTAGTTCCAAGTCTAATTCTAGACCATCTTCTCCTAATCTGGGCACATCTGTATTGAGTACATTTTCTTCAGGTTCTTCTTCCAACCCTATCTTTTTACCTGTAAGTTGAGTAAGTTTTTTAACATTTGTCTTTTTAATATCAACAATAGGGGCTTTTGATTTCATAATTTCAACATTTTGTTCAGGAAATTTATCAGATACATTTGATATTTTGCGTTGTTTCATCAGTGTCAAAACACGAATAGCCTCCAATCCATCATCCATAGCTATTGATAATTTTGTTTTTTGTTCTGGAATATTACCTTTTGGTTGGGCAATGACAATTTTTACATCTTCTCTTTGTTTCAATACTGGTTTTTGTTCAAGTCCTGCTTTTAATATTGCTAAATTATTCATTACTTATATAATTTCAATATATAAATTTTTAGATTTATACATCATTCATTTTTAGATTCAAAATAGTTTTGATTGATAAATTAATTATCACTATCAGACGATGAATCATTTACTATTTCATTAGTATTATTAATAATACTAATATCATTATTTTGTTTAATAAATTCTATTGCCGACATACATGCCGCCTGTTCTGCCTTTCGTTTAATCTTGTGTTGTCCTTCACCCATAAATACAAATATTTTACCATATTTTATGTAATGTTCTTGTATGGCCTTAAATGTTTTAATTTCGGTTATATTTATCGCATCAGAATGTCTTACATTATGAATCTGCTGTCCTAAGCATAAATAGACACCCATCTTGAAGCCTTCATCAACATCATGTTCAATTTCCACATAATGAGGAGTCACCTTGAATTCCTTCTGTATCTTGACTTGTAATATATTCTTGTAATTGTCGTCGTTTTGTATAAGTTCAGTCCAATTTACATGCTTCTTAAATACATTCTCAATAAATTTCTGAGCCATTTGAAACCCCGGTCCAGTACAAAAGAAATTATTAAACCACCCTTCTTCATCCTTTACTCCCATCTTGTTGTAATCGTGAAATAATGCGCCTACAAATGCCTCAAATAAACAGCCAAGTTTCTTGAGATTTGTTCTAATCTTCTTTTCCTCTGCGTTCCTAGAAATAATTAGCCACTTATGTAATCCCATCTCGTATGCGATTTTACCAATATTCTCATTCTTTACAATAGCTATCTTCTTCTCCGTCATAAATCCCTCGTCCTCTTTAGGAAAACGCCTATACAATTCATATTTTGTAGTAAGCTCTAAAACTCCGTCGCCAATATATTCAAGACGTTCATTTGACTTGCTACTTAGAGGTAGACAATCTACCGGCTTCTCTACAATCGTAATATTCTGTAACAAGTTCTCAAATTGGGGGCGCTTTGTATAAGAGCGGTGTACGAATGCGCGCCGATAAAACTCCATATTATGGACTTTGGTTGGCAGCCCATATCGTGTGAGAATAGATTGAACATCGCTCAATGTAATCTCAGTATTCAATGGATTATATGGGTTGAATATCAGACCATCTTCGGTCTTGATAATGTCGTCGTCTAGCTTAGCGTCACAAGTGTTCATTTTGTATTATTATACTATTATATGTAAGCAAGTGTTTAAGCTGGTTTTACAATATAATAAAGAATATAATATTTATTACCATTTTATAGTGGTTTATAGATAAGATATATAATAAAATATTATTCTATTTTATGAAACATAATACAAAAAAACTTAAGAATAAAACAAAAAAACAAAAATTTAAGAATAAAACAAAAAAACAATTTTTATTTAATCCAACAAATCCTAAAAAATCATTTGATGTATATATTGATAAAAACCCAAAAGATACAATACATATAAAGTACACAACAACAGAAGATGTTAAAAATACTATTAATAAATTAGAAAAGTTATACAAAAGCAAAAAATATACACATAAACGTATATGGCAAGTGGGAATGATTATGAAAGTTCGTTTGAAGGTATTACAAGATAAAAAACCTAGACAATATACTTTGGCAAATAAATATTTTGAATTTTTAAGACAAAGGACAAAATTAAGTGAAAAAGATAGATATAATTTTTCATTTGAATATAATTAACATAAGGTCTTTTAATTCAATCATAATAAATTTATATAGTTATAACAGCTTAAAACAAATAATTGTTATAATAATATATTACATGCCAAGGTCAACAAGTCGAACAAATACCAAGTTGTCAGAAACAAAACAAAATATTCCACCACCAGCTAGAACACAGTCACAAGTTCCTACACAAGTCCAATCACCTTCTATGTTAGATAATATGAAACAAGGATTCTCATTTGGTTTAGGAAGCGCGCTGGCTCATTCAATTTTTAAGCCTAAGCCTAACGATGAAAAAGTAATTACAAAAGAGATAACGACTGAACCTAAATTAACAAGTGATAAAATCTATGAACTGTATAACAAATGCTTGGAAAAGAATGATAATAATATAGATTGTAATATTATTTTGAATAATATAAATAAATAACCATTATGAAAGAGAATATATATATATATTAGAACCTAATTTAGGCAAATTTAAAAATACAAATCTTAACAATTAAGGAAGTATTATATAATTCATCAAAAACTGCTGGTAGGTTTATTTTTAAATATTTAGACTAAATTTTGTTTTTATAAAATAAAATAAAATAAAATGTTTTTGTATTATATACTATGGTTTTGTCAAACGGTCCTAAAGTAGTTCGCAATATTTCATCTCTTATCAATAGACCGACATGCGGTGGAAATTCTAAGGGGGGTCTAGCTCCTACAATTGGTAGATTCATATCGTCTAATCCAAACGGTATTGGTGAAACAAACACTCAAATCGGAATAGTGTGCAAGGGCAACTTCTCCAATCAAGCCCAAAGTGAATTGAGACACATTAGACGTTTTTAAAGAAAATATATAATTGTTATAAATATATGTTATCGGTAAAAAATAATTTAATAAGATACTTATTACATTATTATAATGCTTATAAAGATTGACACAAGAGAGCGCGAGCTTATTAAAAAATGCGAAGATTTGTTAGTTGCTGTTCCAGCTTTTAAAGAATTAAAAATAGAAGTTCATCAGTTGCCTTTAGGCGATATTATAATCACTTCCAATGGGGAAATAGATAATATTCTTGTGGAACGCAAAACGTTATCCGACTTGGCCGCCAGCATTAAAGATGGACGATATGAAGAGCAATCGTACAGACTTAATGGGCTACCGCTACATAATCACAATATTATTTATTTAATTGAAGGTGATTTATCCAAATTTAATTCATTCAAGGAACGTATTGATAAGCAAACTATTTATTCAGCAATGTTTTCAATTAATTATTTTAAGGGATTTTCAATAATGAGAACTAACACAATAGATGAAACAGCATTTATGATTTGTAATATGGCTTACAAGATGGGCAAAGAAACGTCCAAGACGTCTTACTTTAAAAATAAACTAGAACCAAGTGTAACTGAAGAAATCAAAGAAAACCAAGAAACTAAAGAAAACCAAGAAATCAAAGAAAATCAAGAAACCCCAGGTTTAGGAACAAAAGACTATTGCTCAGTAATTAAAAAGGTCAAAAAAGATAATATTACATGTGAAAACATTGGCGAAATTATGTTATGTCAAATACCTGGTGTTAGTTCTGTTTCAGCAATAGCTATTTTAGGTAAATTTAAGACACTACCAGGATTGATAAAATCAATACAAAATGACCCAAAATGTTTAGATGGTATATCTACATGTGACGCAAATGGTAAAACAAGGAAAATTAGCAAGACAGTTATAGCAAATATTGTAAAATATTTGTTACAATCAGAATAAACAAACTTTTATTTGAAAAATAAGATAAACTTTGTATTATAAGAAAAGTATATAATATATATAGCAATGGATAAAGAAAAGGAGGAACTTCTAATAGTAATATTATGCATATTTGTTGTAATTATTGGATATATTATGGTAAAAAAAATGTGGAATAATAATAGCAATATTGTAGAAGGTTTAGAAAATATGGGCTCTAAAAATCTTGCGGTCAATTCTAAAGATTTTGCGAATGCTGTTAAAATTAAAAATGAGGCATTAGCAAATGAGTTATTGCTTAACAATCCAGACTATAATGAAAATTATAAAGAGATATGTACTGAAGCACATGACTATGTTAAAAATTTAATGGTTAAGAAAATTTCTAATCTAAATTTTAGCGATGATACCGCATTTATAAAAGGTATTAATGACTTGAACGCATTACAACAATCAATAGCATCTTTAAATAGCGCATTTGAATTTATTGGAGGTGTCGAATTAAACGCA